TGCCCGCTTTAAAGACCTCGCGCGAGCGCGTTGAAGTGCCGAAAGTTTACACAGTGTCCAAACAACCCGGCATACTACGTATGCCGCTCGCGTGGTGCGGCGGTTCTTTGACAACAGAAACGAGGCGACACGATGGCGAAGAAATCGACAGCCAAGAAGACGAGTGCGGTAGGTCATTGGGTAGTGATCGGTTGGGTGGACGCGCCACCCACATACGGCATACTGCTCAAACGGAATTTGGTCTGGTTCCCGAAACCGCCGAAGGGCCTTCGCGACAACCCGCTAGAACTTGACAGTCCAGCGCAAGTGCTCTACTGGGGTTACAAGGCCACGCTCACCGGTAACCAGGACTACGATATTGAGGACTGGGTACGTGAGCATCGGTCCTTCCGAATGAAGAAGGGAGGCCGGTGGTAATGCCTCAACGAATCAAAGGAATGGAAGTCCGACTCTTGGTGACCAAGGAAACCATCTCGAGACGATCCGGTAGCACAGACCATTATTTCATCAGTGCTTCGGGACGAGACCTCGGCAAGGTACTAAACAGTGACTGGTCGAGGCATCACGGATTGCACTTCGAGGTGAAACGATTGAAAGGCGGTGGGTGGCAACTAGTCGAAGATTGAAACACATTGGGCCCAGCAGGACTCGATATCCTGACTGGGCCCAAGCTATTGCTACCGACGCGGAAGTTTCCCTTTGTGCGACGTCTTACCTAGCACCCATAGGAACAACCGCGCGAGTTTATTCGGCGGCTTGGGTCGCTCACTGCGTGGCACCACTTCCGTCTTACGGCTGGTCATCTCGCTTCCAAATCTGTACGGCCATCTCGACGGCCATACGCGCGATGGACTCCGGCAGTCCCGTGGCCCGCAATCCAGTCACGACCCATTCGCGCTTGGTCGCGTTATCGTTTGCTTGACCAGCGGCTTCACGGACCAACCCCAACGCCGTCTTGATTACGTCGTCAGACAGTCCGTTCTCCTGTGCGATCGTGAAGGCCCGCTTGGCCCAACGACCAATGGCCTTGAAGATGCCGAAGAAATTCATCGAACGATCTTCGGCTCAACCGCCTGCTTACGGTTCTTGACCACCGACCAAACGATACCACCCAGGGTCAGAATAGCCCCAACGGCTGCTTGCAAGTCGCCCTCCGTCAGATTCCCGGTGGCCACCATGCCTCCACCAACCGCGGTAAGACCGTGTCGGACCAGGCTTTCAATGGATGCTCTCATGACTTTCTTGACTCCTTTGTTGACGGCCTTTGCTGGGAGTACGACAGGTGCGGCCGCGATCTTCCCTGCCTTTTTGAAGAACGATTTGAATCCCATTATGCCGTAGGCGCCCTCCGTATGGCGGAATGATAGACGAATTCCTGAAACAGGAACTGCCGAGCGCCATGCATCACGGCGGATAGGAACAAGCCACCGATTACCAACTCTCCAGCATCGGGATCAAACACAAACGTGATTCCCAGTCCGTTGAAGAACGCAATGCCTGCGCCGATGAACCGTTGCACACGAAGTGTGGTGTCGCTTCGAAGTAAGGAGAATCGTTGATTCTCTCGACACCACCGCATCAACCAGGACGAGGTCAATGCCCAGAGAAAGCTGTTGCCCCATTCGTCGGCCCCACTAGACGGGTCAACCGCCGGAGCACCGACGGCAGTAGCCGCTTGAGCCAACGCAATCGGTGCAATGAATGCGCAGAAGAATACGAACGACCACACGACCGTTGTACGAAAGAAGTCCATCCCTACGCCTCGTTGGTTGATACGGGCAATCCATCTCCGGAGAGCCGCACTCGGCCCGTGTGCGAGATCGGCTCCATGGACGGCCAACGAATCGCGACCAGTCGATCCTTCCCAATCCACGTTTCACTAACCTTGTTCGATTGATTCCCGCCAAGCACACGCAGGGTGCCGTCGGCCCGTTCCCCCACGTACAGTCCCACGTGCCCGCCTCCGGCCCGCTTGAACACCACCACTGCGCCGAGGGTCGGTTCCTCAAGGGCCACACCCCATGTCTCGTAGCTTCGCGCTGCGAGTGAATACGGCGCTTGAATCCCGGCTTCGAAAAAGCATTGATTCATAAACACCGCACACCACGGCGTATCGTCATTCGTGTACCAGGAAGCAATCCATCCGCCCATGCGCTTGACCCACCGCAGAATGCGCGGGTCGCTTCCTGCACCGACAACTTCTTGTACGCCAATGTACGACTTGGCCACGTCATACCATCGGGGATGGAACGTGACTAAGGCCGTCACGACTGCCCCGGCAAATTCGGCCGCAACAGGCCTTTGAAGTAGACCTCGATACCAGACCCTGGTACAGAGATGCCGCTTCCGCCCGTGACGGTTGCCCGCAGTCGATAGATCTTATCCACCGTGGACGACGGCAACTGGAAGGAATGCAGTACGAAATCGGTTGCGGTGATCGGCGTGGGGTCTGTAGCAATGACCGTGAGGTTCTCCGGGTCGTACAGATCCATAACCATGGACGCACCAGACGGGACCATCCCGTACAGGTGGGCCGTCAAGGTGGTTCCGTCCGTTGGGAATACCGACCAGGGGAACCGCATGTCCCAGTAGTCATAGGCATTGACCGTTTCGGGGTCGCCGACGACGGTCACCGGCTGGTGCCACGATCCGCCCAATTGAATATCCATCAATCCCTCCAGAATCGCGTTGGTGGTTTCGGATCCAATGAGGTCCGTTACATCCAAGCAATCCAACCGCACACGTTTCGAGGCCGACAGGTAGGTGTGACCAACGACCCACATCACCCGATCCGTCCATCCCTGATTAGCAATGCCGCGCCAATGGTCGATCTTGAAGTACTCGCCGATATCGTACTCGGCGTTTAACTGACATAGTCCCCCTTCGAATGGCACGTACATCGGAGCGTTGGCTCGACGACGAGTGTGAAGGTTCAGTACGTGCTGCACTACCGCCGGATCTTCCAGGTAATGGAAATTTACATCTTCCCCACCCTTGGTCAAATTCCAGGCGGCAATAGACTCTTCATTTCGATACGACTGATCGTTCACCAACCATGAGTTCAGTACCGTGTCCCGACCGTACCGATAGGCAAACACGTTTTGCATTTCGGCCAGACGGGGTTGCGGACGGAATGTACGATTGTGAATATCGTAAACGTCCGTAAGCTTGTTCGAAATGAACAGCGCACTCAGATTGTGATTGATTGCTGCGGCCTTGATCTGCCACGATCGACTCGGCCCCATCCGAAAATCTCCGGACACGCACCGTCGTTTCAACCAATCTGATACGTCAATCAGTTCGCCGTCGAACCCGGTGATACCGGCCGCCACCAATCCGCCGGCAATTTCATCCTCACGCATCGCCTTGACCGCGTTGAACGACGCCACGTCAATGATTTCTTCTTCGTCCAGACCCTGTACCGGTGGCGCGGGCCACAATCCAGCGGTATACCCTTCCCCACTGGCCAGAACAAAGTGACGCAGTTCGTGCACCGTCTGATCGTGCAAATCCGTAATGACCGTACCGGTGCAGTCGCCGATGTTCTCAATGCCTTCCACATTGAAGCTAACGATCGACTGCCCCGAGGCAATGAGATCGCCTTTGACCCCACGGGCGTAGGCGAAAGTGTATCGACGATTGATGTTGTCAATTCCGAGTACGTCTACGTATCGATTTGGACCGACCACCGTTTCCCAGACCCCACCGGGCGTCGGAATAATAATCTCGGTGTCGGTACCGTCAATCGGTTCAATGAGCGTAGGATCCCCGCCGGGATCGTAGTACCCGCCGGTCACATCCTTAATCGGCGTCCCGGCAATCAGGATCTCTCGTGCGGGATCGCCGTCGGGTAGAACCACGTCCCGAGTGTACAGTCCTTTTACGCGACCCGCCGTACGATCTTCGTTTGGAATGCCGGTAATGGCATCTGAGTTATTGAAGTCCTCATCCCAGTAGACCAATCCCTCTTCGAGTTGCGATTCTGGGAACGTAAAGAGCAGCGGATCAAAGGGTCCCGCGGCCAACTTTCGAATCTGATACTCGGGTGATCCGTTCGGAATGAAGTACAATCGCAACGGACGTAACTTTCCGTTCGGGAGTCCAAACGAGTGCCCAAAGATTTGTGCCGGGAATGCCGCGGCTCCCCAGTCACTGACAATGGACCCAACCTTTGACCGAGCCGTGTAGTAGTAGAACTGCCCACTACTCGGTTCAACCGCACCCGTCGCCATACCAGTGCCGGGATTCGGCGTGTCCTTGGCGTGATTGAACTCGGCCGACGTACCGGTAGTGATGATGATTTGTTGTGCGCGCCATCCAAACCACTGGGCGGCGAGCACCACATAGTAGCCGTCGGCATCCGGTGACGCGGTCCAGTCGGCGCGTACCTTTTGCGATCCGCTAGGGGTTGTCGTAACCGTACCTAGAATATATGGATTTGGGTCTCCGACCCGACCGCTATCGGTGTAAGGAAATACCTGGATAGCATACGCCCGACTCGGACAGTCCCCTCCAGAGGGAGTTGAGAGAATGAGATTCGTTACCGGAGCAATCGTTTGGTCCCATGGAGCCCATCCGGATATCCAGTCCAGTGTTGACCCCGGATCCGGTACGTATTGCGAACCTCTCGCCGAAATGCCACTGGGAATCGGCGCAGAGAATCCACTAGGGATGACTAAGGTGTTGCTGAGGATGCCCCACGGAAGCCAGGCTCCCTTGCCGCTGGCCGATGAGACCACGCCGGGCAGGGTGGTTTGATTGAGCACGCGACGCGGTAACCGGGCTTGACCCGTGTTGGTCCACCCCATGGCAATGCCGATTCGGTCTCGGCACGACAACCGCACGTTCATGGCCTTCCCGTACGTATCGTATTCCGGGTCGCTATCCACCAGTCCCGTAGCAATCTTCAAGGCTCCGAACCCGTTGTTACGGGCCGTGGGCGTATTCAGGTACGCTTCAATTTCCCACTTGGAGTAGAACTTACCAGGATCCGCGCCGATGATTGAACGAATGGCATAGTCGTCATCCGCCAGATTAACACTGAACGTGCCGATCTGGTAGTCCAGTCCCGGACCGCTGAGTGACCGACGGACATCCGATACGTCAAGTAGTCGATCTTCTTTCCATCCGCCGTAGTCCGTGGCATCGTCCGGAAGATCGCATATGGCGTACCATTTCGATGCAAGACTGGGAGTAGCGATGGACACGAAGATAAATGGATCTTCGGTGGCGGCGCATAAATCCACTTGCGGTACGGAATTCGGACTGGCAATTTCAATTACAAATTGACTGACTTCACTCGTACGGGTGCCGGTGTTCCCAAGCTCGGCCGCGAACTGCGACATGCGCTGGGGACTGGTCCCCGTGGGCGTGGCCATTTCCAGAGCCATTTGGGACAATTGACTCTGATCTGATCCGGAATTGGCCACCTCGGCGGCCACCTGCGACAGACGTTGTGTTGCCACAATGTCCGGATCGTCCAACGATAGTCCTAGCACCGACCAGACATCCGTGGTACCCAATGTCCAAGACATGGTCACGGACGAGGCCCCGGCTTCAGTGCTTGCGGCGGTCCCTACGCCACCACTAGGATTCTGTTCGTAGATCGAGGTTTGTCCGGCTCCTTCCGCCCAAGTCTGTCCGTCAATATCGCTGCACGCAAAGTCAAGGACTAAGGAATCAACTGAACTCGGTACGGCCACTGAGACCGCGGTACTGGATCCCGTAGCCGTAGCGACAATCGGAGGTGCAGCGGTAAAATCGGCGTTCTGAACATTGAACGCAGACGAAGCCAGGTGCTGACTTGAGTTATTTGTAACGACAACGTTCGCGGTGGTTGAACCTGGTGACTGAAGTGTCCACCAAGACAGTTCAAAGGTGCCAAGCACATATCGACCGCCGAGATCAAGTCGAATGCCATTGAAACGAACCAACGACACTCCAACTCGACTGGCGGCAAAAACAAGTAGCGGATCCCCGTTGGTCGTATGTGAATACGACAGTGACGTATCGAAGAACGTTATTCGGGCGTTCGACGGGGTGCCGGAAAGAACGGGAATGGCCATGAATGACTAGGACGACTTTTCCGCGCCAAACTGGGCCGCGTTGAATTCAGACTCGGTCCATGCGGCCGAGGTCGCCGGACTCAAGTCCCACGGTTCCCGTTTGAACGCATAGGCGGACCCCAGACCCCGCTCCGTGCCGAGGAAGTTGGTGGACCCAATCCGAGCAAGCGCTTTATGACCCGACGCGCCGGAGTCGGTTTTTCGTCCATAGGCACTCAGTTGAATACCATGGATATCCGCACCCACCACCGGCGCATCCGGAAAGACCAGCGATACTTCATCGCCTACAACAGACGCCGATAGGTAATCGGTATCACCGTTCGGCGGATTCTCGTCCACCACGGCAAAGTCATCCGTTCCGGTACTGGGAGTCCAATCTCGAACGGCTCCGTTTGCGGAAGGCAACAACACATCCATTCGGGTGTCGCCTTTGAACCCTGTCCATCCGGACCCGCTGGAGTCTGTGAGATAGAGATCGTCGAAATTCCATTCCTGGGCGATAGTACCGGCTGCTCCGTTACTCACCGTGCCCATTCGCAACTCATCCCACGCCGATACCGAACCATTTCGAGTGTTTTGCCCGGTGAGCGATATCTCGCTGATGCCATTGATTGCCACGTTCACGGTGCCCACCGAGTCACTGATAAGTACTTTGAACTCTAGATAGGAGTAAACGTTTTCTTGCAGTGCGGTTCCAGTCGTGCCAAGCACCGTGGTGCCTCGAAGCACACTGATTGTGCCGTTGATGTTTAGTCGAGCCCAGAACTGCTCCGTGGATTGATACAACGCCGTGAACAAGGCGGAAGTACCTGCGGCCGTGGGCGAGGTACCGTTGCTTCCCATTCCGCTAAACGCGGTCACGCTACGGAAGGCAAACCCAAGAACTACGGCGGCATCGGCCGGAAGAGGCATCGCCGGAACCAGGTGCAAGAAGTCGGCCTTCGAATTGTTACTCGCGTTCGTGGTGCGCATTCGAATGCCGTTCGACGACCGACGTCCAACCGCTTGAATGGTCGTGTCGCCAAAGACATTGCCCACGGTCAGCTGCGTCCACTTTTCCAGTTTCTGCGCATCGGAATAGTGGTCAAACGAGTCAAGAAACAGTAACATAATATCACCTACATTGGAAGGCTTCGAGAATCTTCCTCAAAGGAAATGGTCAACCCGTTGACATTGAACCATTCTTCAGGGTTCATGAGTGAGGCCACAAGACCCGGATCCAGTCGACCGTACAGCCCACCGTCAATCTTTACGTTCCCATCTGCGGCAAGAAAGAACGGCGTAGACACGCCACCGCAGTCATCGGCCAAGGCCTGCAAATCTTCAACGTCCTGATCACTGCCTTTAATGGGATAGTCAATTCGTCGCTGCTTGATCAGTCGACGTACCACACGGCGTTGACCGTACTCCGTGTAAATGTTTTCGAGGAACGGATGCGTCCGTCCTTTAGTGCCACTGAAACCCGGCCACTGAGAGAAGGTGCGCAACTGCGCAAGGACGAGCAACTCTCCAAGCCATGGCGCGGCGGCTCCAGCGGGTACCAACAGACTCGCGTATTGATATCCGGATACCGAGTATCCGGAGGCAGCGAGAAAGGAGGCCCATGGACTGGCGACATGTCCATCGAGATATGGACTGCCCATCACCATGTCCACGGACACGGCCGGACTGATCCACGAATCAACCGTATTCAGTTCGGCTTTCATGATCGTTCCAGCCGCAATACTTTTACTGTTGGGTAACGCGAGTCCGTCGATACGACGAGCCGACCCGAAGTTTCCAACAATGCGCACATTGACGGCCGGCGAGTCCGTAAACTTTGTCGGCTTCGCCATCTTGCCATCGTACAGCGAGGCCAACCCGTAGTCTGGATCACTACTGATTGTTCCTGAATTTACCGCCCACGTCGCTTCGGCCGTGACAATATCCGACGGACGGGTGTAGGTCAAGTTACCCGGCGGAACTATTGGCACCAGATCCTCCTACATTCAATGTCCCGGCCATGTTCGTACGCAATGGACCGGAGTCTTTCAGTACACGAATCGCCATGGGAATGAATACGTTCTGCATGAAATCGTACATCTCATTCGCCAACGTGCCGTTGAACTGTGGCGCCAAGGTGACGTTTGATTGACCCACCCCGGCGGCAACAAGCGCTTGAGCCAGTCCTTCAGCGTCGAACGACGAGGATGACTTCAGCAGCATCGACTCCAACCGGTCAATAGGCATGATCGCTTCAGTGTTGTGCACTTCGACTAGGGTACCGGCCATGCCCCAGTTGGCCACTCCGCCTTTGTCCAGTTGTGGATAGTTCGGATCGCTGGGATCACGACCGCCGTACGGATCATTCGGTCGATCTGGGTTATACGACGGAGGCTTGGGATCGTCGTAATCGTACTCCACCCCGACGGTCACTGTTGGATTCGGCAAATTGTTCAGGCCGTCGGTGAGATCGCCTGTAATCTTCCGAATGAGTTCGTCGAGTTTATCAATGATGCCCTTGAACCCTTCGGTCATCGTCATGGAGAACGTCAGCCCGGTCGCTTCCAGGGATTCGATTTTCTTGCCGTCTTCGTCAACGAGTAAGCCCATGTCAATCATGTGTTGTAACATAGGCTTCATGGCTTCCGGTACTTCGGATCCGGTCTTCATGGCCAACTGAATGAACTCATTAATGTTGTCGGACATCTTACCGGTGACCGTACCTACTTCAATTCCAGACGCGGTCAGAACGGTGAAATCTTCAATGAGTTCCTGAGCCATCTCGTTCATCTTCTGCTGACGCCACTTCGGCCCAAGTTCTTCAATGGAGAATCCATACCGATCCACGGCCTCTTGCAGTCGATCTCGTGCCCCGGTCTCCTCGTCGATGATGCGTTGCCGTTCCGCATCCGCGCGCGCGACCGCATCGGCTCCTCCGGCAATGTTCTCGTAAAATCGCTGGACGTCTTCCATCCATCGGCGATTTCCTTCTTCGTCGTTCCGGCCGATGACGGACATGCTCCGGTTCGATAACTCTTCGCCGACGGCCCCGAGCGACTGCAAATCCTGGGTCAATGCGTGCAGATCGCCGAACCCAAGTTGCTTGGCAAAATCTTCTCGACCGCCTTTGGTATTATTGCCAAAGGACTTACTCAGCATGTTGCCAATAGCGCCAATACCCTTCCCAATGAGTTGACCGGCCAAGGCCCCAACTCCTGGAAGTATTGAACTAAGTGCTCCGCCCAGCGTTTTGCCTAGGGTTCTTTCTAGTGTACCGCCAAGTGCGTTGCTAAGTGCCTTTCCAATTTGCAACCCAGCCAACGCGCCAATGGACTTACTAACACTACCTCCGCCGGTCAAGGCCTGGAGAATGACGGGACCCATCTGATCGGTGAACCCGCCTTTGCCCGTGAAGGCTCCCATCAATTCCCGACCAAACGAGGTCATCATGCCCGGAGGTGGAGTCAGTTGCACACCCTGCCACACGCCGGTGTCCATGAGACCCTTCTTCAGAATCGCATTGAACTCCTTCTTGATCGCACGTGCATGAGCGGTGTCGCCCTTCTTAAAGAACTCCTTCAGATCGATACCTTCGTCACCGATCAGTTGCGGAGTGATTCCGTTCTTCGCCATCTCGTCAAAGATGGCCCGCGAAGTACTGAGCCACGCCGCCCGAATCTTTTCAAACTCCGGGCCGGAGTTCTGACCCAGCAGTTTCATCTTCTGATAGGCGTCGTTCAGGACTTCCGCGAATTGTTCCAGTTCCTTGTTGGTGAGTTTCTGGACGCCACCAATCGATTCTAGGGCACCCGCATACGCGAGACCTTCATTCGTAATGTCTTTTCCAAACTGGTCCGCGAGGCCTTTGATACGATCTTGAAGTTTCTTTGACTCGCTTTCAAGATCCCCGGTGCCTTTCTTCGCCTCACTGAGTCGCTTCTTGTACAAGTCAACTTCGTTGGCGGTGAGCCCAAACCGATTCCCAAGTTCCTCGGTCTTGGTCCCCAGTGTAATGGCGGCATTAATCTGCTTGCGTTCTTCAGCCGTCAAGTCTTTGAGTCGTTGATTCGACTCCGCCAATTGTTCAGAGTAGGATTGTTCGGCGGGTATGGCCTCGTTCTTTAGCGCATCCGCCTTCGCTTTGACGGCGGCAAGGGCAGCCGCCTCCGCCTCGGAACGCGCTTTGAGACGGTTGAACATCTCCGTGGTGCCGCCTCGGAACGACCCCACCATGAGCCCGACATGCTCGAAGAGCTTGCTCCACCCACTGATAGCGGATTCCGCGTCCAAGACCGCCTGCCCCATCATGCTGGCCGTGGAGGCTTGCACCTGATCCTTGAACTTATCCCAACGATCCGCCGCGCGATCGAGCGCGAGAATCTGGGCATCGGCGACGACGGGTGCTTCGTCGCGAAGTCGAATGTAATCGTCCAGGATCGCCGGAAGGACTTTCGCGGCGGACTTACCAAACACTTCTAGAGCAATACGATTACGTTCTTGAGGATTCTCAATGCGCTTGAGCGAGGCCGCAATCGTATCGAACTGTTCCTCGGGCTTGAGATTTTTGATCTTGGCCCACTCTAGACCGAGATCTTCGAGTCCTCCTTGAACGGCTTCGGTTCCCTTGGCAACGTTGATACCCAGTTTGAAGACCGCATCTGTGAGGGTATTGACATCACCACCCGTTTGCCGGGCTACAAATCCGGCCCGTTGTAACCACTCGATACTGGCACCCGTCTTGTTGGACAGGTCAACCAGATCTCCCGCAGCATTAACGGCCTCCGCCCCGAATGCGGCCATGCCGGAGATGCCCTTGGTGATAAGACTGCCGAGGGTAAACCCGGCGGCAATCTTACCCACCATTCCGCCGACTTCTTTGCCGAGACTGTCTAGCTGGCCCTTGACAAATCCCTTGTTCTTGTCGAGGGACTTCTCCAGTTTGTCGAATCTGGCATCGACGTCGACGTGCGCTTGTCCAAGTTGTGTGGAGTCGTCGGCCACGTTACCCTTCCAAGACTTTAACCATGTCCTCGTGCGCTTGTTGCAGTCGGACTCTCTCGTCGCCCGACACCTTTACGGCCACGGGATTCAAAATGAGTCTCAACGACGGCAGTCGCTTCTGTCGGAAATACATTGCCGTCAGCCAAGCCGTTGAGATCAGATTGTTGTGAGAGATTTGTAAATGCTTCCAGTACGCCCATTGCCGACGATCCAGTTCAGCGGGTGTACTGTTCCAAAATTCATCGTCTGTGATCCCTGCCAACGCCGCCGAATCTAGGAGGTCGTCCCAGGTTGGACGGCCTCGGGAGGGTTTGGCGCGAGTTTCGGAACGTCCATGCGTGCCTTCGGGAACGCATCGGCGTACGCCTCCATGATGGTCTTCATGACCGGATGCAGTTCAACAGGTTCAAACTCGTTCACCCGCTGCATGACGCCATCCACTTCCTTAATAACGGTACCATCATTCGCATCCCGCCACACGGCTTCCGGTCCACCCTCCGTCTCGTCAACGAGATCGCCGACTTCCTCAACGGTAAAAATGCTTCGTCGAGTCTTGGCCCGAAGACGACCGCCTTCCAATCCAGCCCAGAGAAACAGCTGCATGAGACGCAAACCCGCCCGTCCGGTTGCGAGGAGAAAACCGAAACGCTCCAGCGTCATTCCGGTCTTCTCCTCCAACAGGAATATTGCATTGCTAGAGTAGGCGATTGGAAACTCCTGCCCAGCAAGTGGTACCATTCGGTATTTCGATGCCATAGCCAGCCTCCTAAGCTATCGTTGTCAACCTAAACCGCGACGCTCCACGGACCAGACGCCTGAAGATCGATTGAGATCACGCCTGCATCTTGATCCGGGAAATCCGAAGACAGCCCAGTCACAATGCAGTCGGCGTATTCGATATCCGTGGTGAACTCCTTACGTTTCACCCGAATGTAGCTGCCATCGCGCATTGCTGTTTTCAATGCGGCATAGCCGGACGCGTTGGGGATGTACAGGTGCGTGAACGTGACGGTAGTGGTGTAGCGTCCGGCAACACCAACCCATTCCCGCCGTTCCTTCGACGACATGTCGACGGTGGCGTTGTTCTCACCGAACGTCACTCCCCGCTGGCTGCCGACGGTGATGTACGAACCAACACCGTGCGGATGCTGCACTTGGACGATGACGTCAAAACCATTCACTTCGCCGTTGGGACCCTGCTGACTCATTTCACCTACGCTCCTTTACTAAGCTCGGATGACTGTCAGCTCAACAGTCACCACACGTCCGTCCACTTGATTGACCATCTCTTCACTTTCCGACGTGGCCACGGGGCCGGTCGCTTTGGCAATCAAGACCCCATATCCGGACACCGCAATCGAAGCTGATTGACGATGAAAGGCGTCCCGAATAATTCGCGAAAGATTTTCCAGGTCCGACGAGTCGCCGGTTTGATCTTCGAACACGGCAATGTCGTGATGCACCTCCCTGGCTCGAGTAATGATCATGTCCGCCGGTGGATTGTACGGCGTTTTTGTTGGCAACGTTTCTACGTCCACGTGCGCCGCACGCACTACAATGTACCGTCCTTGAACGGCCGATGGCACCGGTTCAAGAGAAAAAATCGACGGCACGGAAAAGTAAGTGCCAATTTGCGAGGTTACGTCTCCGTTAGCAAGCAGACGATCCGCAATGGCGTTTCGAGTTTCCTTCACTACTGTGCTCCAAGAATCTTTTGTACGCGACTCTGGCTGTTTCGAAACCCGGGACGGAGGTACGGCCGGGGTCGCATGTTATACAATCGCCCGAGACTGTCCCGACCGGCGAATCCAAGTTCAAGTCGTCGGCCTTTCTTTGACGTCGTATACACGACCCCTCGAATTTCATTTCTCGTTCGAATTACAGCGTACTCGATGCTGCCGTACAACTCCCCCGAATGACGGCGAGGCGGTTCGCCCGGTGCACTGACTCCACCGCGACGATTCAACAAACTTTTTACTTCACTTTGAACCGCACGCATCGCCCGATCCATCTTCACTTCCATCTTGTCCATCGCCCTCTTGATCACACGATCCGGGGTCCAAGACGTAAACACGACACCCACTAGAGTGCTCCCTGGGCAATGAATTCAAGCAGCAACTTCTGGTGATGAACCAAGGAGGGGCGAAGCACAACAATCACTCGTTACTGTTCGCTTATCAGCGGTGTGCCTCCCTCCTTTACGGTTACTTCAATGACGTCGTCTTTCGCCACGTCCACGGTCGGCAGTACAAATCCGACATGCGAGACGTTTGCTTTTAACTGCGCACCGAGGACCAGTTCCTTTCCGCCTGCAGCATATGAACGAAACTTCACGTCAGAAAACAACAATGCCAATCCTCGAAGGAATCGTCCATGTCCAGACGACGTCGGAGATTGCCGATAAATATCGGCGACATCCACAAGCAAGTGTTCGAGAGATGCCGGCATTAGTAGTTGTCCATTCGAACGTACTTATCGAGGGTTCGGGCTACGGCCGCACTCAGACCGCCGTTCGATGCTTCATTGTCCATGGTGCCGCCGTACGTAGCCGACCAATCTCCCAGTGATTCGGACTTGACGTTGGGATCGATTTTTGGATTACGAGCAAACCATCGTGCGCGGGTTTCACGTACGCACGCACCCTCCAAATCCCTGGGAAGATTGTTGCAAAGGTACGTGACGGAGTTGCCCGACTCCGGAACCAATGTTCCGTGCACGAACAGTTTCGTCGCCGTACGAGACAGTACCATGAATCGTCCGTTGTTGGCACTGTTGAGGTATCCCTGAACGATGATCGATTCACCAGAGACTAGAATGGGGAAGGTCGTCACCCCACCGAGAATCTCAAACGAATTCTCCACGTCATTCGCTTGAGTGGTCCCATCCGTAACCGTGAAGTTATCGCCAGGAAGCGTGTACCCACCGGAGTAATCGAATTCGTAGGCCTGCTCCCCCGGCATGTTGGGCTGACTACGTTCAATCCACTGTTCCACGACACGGGAACTTTCCCACCGTCCATGGGACGTGTAAATCATCCCGGCTTCAGGGTTGTACACCGAGTACCCCGATACCGGGTTGCCTCGGAACCGTACCTCGGTAATACCGGCATGTGGCACCGGCGTGAGGCCCAACATCTGAACCGTACGACCATATCCCACCTGGCGTTCTGTTACCGTTTGCCGGATGAGCGGCTGTTGGCAGTACGCTACAATGTCGGCGGAGACTTCTTCGATTAACGTATCCAGGCGAGAATCCTGAACGCTATCGAGGATGCCGAGCTCGGTCCGCATACGAAGGACGGTGGTTAGTCCCGTCGTGCGGGGAGCTTCAATGACCGTAATGTTCATTGCTGTCCTACTTCTTTGGCGTCGAAACGGTTTGCTGTTTGTTCACGGCACCCTTTTCGGGGTCTTTGCCAGGATCCTTGCTGTCAGCCATGACGGCCTCCGCGGTCTTTGTGTGAATCAGGTGCGTTTCAAAGTCACGGTTAAACGATGCCACCTCGTTCTTGTTGTAATTGCGGAACATCTTCAGAAACTTGACAGCCACGCTATGCCTCCACTCCTACCGGTTTGTTCTGACGTTCGACGATCGATTCCATCAGGACCAGATGAAATTGCTTGGCGATATTGTCCCAGTTGAACTGAGGCTGCGTCGCCACCTTGTATGCTTCTTCCGCGACATGATGGCGGTAGTCCAGATCTTTGTACATCATGTCAATCGCCGACACGGTTTGTTCACGGTCAGCGACTCCGCCAATGGTGTCAATGCCTTTCGTAGTTATTTCAAAGGAGGTACACTCCACGTAGTGTACGCCACCCCGTGCCCACTCCCCGAGAGCGGAGTATCGAGGAACAATCGGCGGACGCATGCACGCCATGGCCTCGTGAACGTTAAGTCCCCATCCCTCTCCGAGCGGAGTGTATAACTCCACATCAAACATGGCATGAACCATGGCCAGATCCGCTTCCGATATTCCTTCCGCCGGTTGCATGGTTGGACTGGTAATCACGAAGTTCCGGTCAATGCCGAAGTACTTCGCTAGTCTCAGTACGTTCCACCCTTCGTCTCGATTGGACGTATGCATGTAGAGGATTGCATTTTTCGGTTGACCGGCATTGATCCACCACTGGGTCCAGTACATGATCGTGAGATCGAGTCGTTTCCGATACGTGTTACGATTGACCTGTCCGACAATGAACAGCTCGTCCAAGTTCCGTTCGTCCTTGAACTTCAATCGCTTTCGTGCCTCGTTGCGATTCATCGGCTTGTAGATGTTGGTGTCCACTCCATGAGGAATCACGTCACATCGTCCGTTGAATCCACCCGCGTACAACTCCTTACGACCAAACTGCGTGTAGGTAATGGCGCGAGTGAGTCCGGATAACAGGGGAGCCGCATGTTGATGCGGAGAGTCTACCGGCATGTATCCAAGGATCGGCGCTTTAACTTCCGCCGGAATGACCGAAAGATAATCTCGAATAATCCATGGATCGTTCAGAATCAGAATGACATCTGGACGCAATTCCCGAAGGAATCCGTGCTGCAATCGTCCGATACCAAACACGTCGCCGCCGAGTTGCGCCGGATAGATCTTGTATTGTCCTTCCCACTCGTGCGGATCACCCATGTAGTTCAATCCAAGGACGTGCACATCCCAGTCGTTCTTCAGTCGATCCAGAATGTTGTGCGTCACTCGGGCAAACCCGGTCTGCACGACCGCGTCTCCAATCCACAGCAGCTTCGGTTTCATCGGATAGCCTCCCAGAATCCTTTGGCCAGCGGTTCCCAGTTGAACTTCTTCACGATTTCTCGCTGCTCGGCGACGCTGACCGAACGCACCGGGCGAGACATGATATCGTACAACGCGGCTTCGACGGCATCCGGATTACGGTCTTCGGGAATAACCTCCGCATGTTCGCCAAACCAGTGTGTGTAGTGAGGAGCATTGAACACAATAGGACGCGCTCCACACGCCAGACCTTCAAGGACGGGCAACTCAAATCCTTCAATGGCACGCAGTCCTGCTACAAAGGAACACTGCGCCCAGAACTCCGAAACAATTTCATCGGGAATGCTGTTGGCGTACGTTACGTAGGCGCCAAGATTCAGATTCGGTCCCAAATGAAACTGCATCCGTTGCAGTCGTTCGACACAGACCCTGTGCACGGTGTCTACACACTCCGTGGCCGCGATGTACCCCGACGTACCAATCAAGAACGGCTTCCGGACCGGCATGTTAGGCTTGAACACATTACCGTCGACGCCGAGCGGGGCGTAATAGAAGTTCATCGGGAACTGTTCGTCAAACGTATGCGGCATCGAGTAGAGATCCTCTGCAATCTTCGATTTCAAATCGTAGTAGGACCACACAGCCTTGGCTCGACCCCATACCTCTACCCAATCCTTCGTGTTGGGCAGTTCCGTCGTGCGAAGACAGTACTGAATGCAAGAGTACTCTTGCTGCGGATTGATCCAGTGCTTTCGTTGGCCGTCTCCGACCATGTGCACGATGACGTGATCCGCTTCTTCTTGTTTGTTAACCAACAGGACGTCGCTCGGCTTGTATCGAACAAGGGCCGTAGCCACTCGCTTGATACCGAGGGACATCCAGTCTTCTGGACTGAGAAATACCTTCATGACTGCCTCCCACTGGATGCCGCCAACCATGCTGCCGGATCCTTGATTTCATTCCAAGGAATCGGGAACGCATTCGGGGTATTACGTCCTGCACAAATCGTGCATGACTGCATGGCCGTCGGCTGAACCAGAAAATCGTAAATCATCTGCTCGGTAAGCATTTCATTTACGGGTAATCCGTCGCTCCCCTCGGGCCGTCCCTGAAGAAGCTTCGGTATGTACGGACTAGTGCAACAACGATAGAAGAATCCGTTGTCAAGCACTCGACTGAATCCCTTAAACCAACACGAACTGTACGTGGCCTGAGTTTCAGCCGGACCAGAATCTGTTTTCTTGAGCAATTGTGTAAAGTTCGGGTACCTCCGCTCATCTTTAACGTGCAACTCCACACCTCGATTGGTGCAGAGTGTTTCGATCTCCATAATATCCGAGTCAATCATCTTGCCTGGATACACTGACATGACAATTCGTGCGCCACGAAGCGATTCCCAGAATGGTCCTCGCATCTGTCGCAGGGTTTGACCATTTGTCCAGAGCTCCACCTTGTCCGCGATGCCGGACTCTCTGGCGATAGTGATCAGTTCGGCGATGCGTGGATGCAGCGTGGGTTCGCCGCCGAGCATACCGTAGGCATCCACATGCACCAGCTTTGAGAAGATGCTCAAGTCCCGCTTCATTTGTTCAGGAGCAATCATTGACTGCTTGAACTGACTGATTTGCAGCGGAACAAAGTGATTGCATGCCACGCATCGATTCTGGCATGCGGCAGTGACGTTCGTTTCAAGATGCGGGAGGTGAATCATCGTTGAATCACCCATGTACCTGAACCGTTGGTGCTGATGGACATCTGACTCATTGACAAGTGATTATATTCAATGAATCGATGCAGTGCACGAAGGACAGAAGGCATTTGCGTGTCATGCACTACCATCCAATGTTCCACGAGAGGCCACGTGTTGATAAGATCCTCATATGCCGGTTGTTCCTGATGGTCTCCGTCTACAAACGCCATGTCCACGAACGTTGTCAAATGTGGAATCAGTTTTTGTGACGAACCGTTAAGGTAGGCACGCGTTCCGGTGTGCAGGTGATTGTTGAGCATCTCCTCAATATGCTTCTCGGATCCTCGGTTGGTGCCCCCATGATGCGGACCCCACGTGTCACAGAGAATAAGGTCGACCGATGGATTGATGCTTACCAGTCCACGGACGCACTCACCCTCTTGTACCCCTATGCCGAGGTATGACTGAACGGTCGGGGCCAGCATCTTGAGAATGTCGTAGACGTGCATGTTCTGAATGTTCACAGCAGCACCGCCCCAATTCCGCCCCAGTCCCCGCCAACGGAGAACTCTACGGTTCGAAAACGACCCGTAAGTTCTTTCCAGAAGAGGTCCACACGACAACCGGCCTCTCGATGAACTTTCGTATCGAGAATGTCGTGAAAGGCCACCACCCCGCCCGCTGCCACACGGCTAGAATAGTTGGTGAAATCCGCCTTAACACCCTCATACGTATGGTTTCCGTCAATGAACAGGAGATCAAGGGACTCCCCGTCGAGATAACTGAGTGCTTCCTCAATTACGACCGGGTCTGTGCTGTCCCCGAGCACGCCGAAGAACCGGCCCGGATACTGCTTACAGAGCTTGTAATTTCGTTCTAGCATGTTGGCATGGAACAATTGATGGGCCGCACCGCCGAATTCTCCACCGGGCAGGTCTACCGAAATCAGTTTTCCAGAGGCCGCATCACCCCACATGGCCGTCGTACCGCCGTGTAGGGTCCCAATTTCGAGCACATGCTTGGTTTTTCGTCGACGAATGAAATCTGCAAACGGAGCAATCTCACCTGGATGCTGGTGCATGTAAAAGCCGTTGTGCGTCATCGCAATCCGCCTTCTTGCTTCCACGCGGTGGCGTTGATGCTTCGGGCATCACCGTATCCGAGATCCCCAAACCAAACGTCGTCGTTACAATAGGAATGCTCCGGCACATTGAAGGCCATCATGCCGCCCGTGCCCGTCCCTTGTGCAATTCCATCGTACCGATGTGCAATGGCCCAACGCTCGTCGGCATTCTTGACAAGGAACTTGTGATGTTCGATAACGCACTCCGTTGCGGCACCGCCTCCATGCGGACTGCCACAATGAATCCAATTCCGACCTCCCGCCATCGAACGAATACTCATTCGGGTCTGATGGTCCGGCCATAACTGGGGAGTGAGGAGTACGCGACGCGTGTCGCCCCACAGATGCGCTCGTGGAAACTTCCAGTGGGGATTATGTTTGTACTCTTCTCCTTGCAACCATGAGATCATCGCTTGCGAAGCACGTTCATCGTCGTCTAGTCGGAGAATATACTGACCGTCGCAGAATTGCAGCGCCTGGTCAAGTACACTCTCCAGGTAACCCTTTGACTGTACGGCAGCAACCATCGGCACGCGATGCCACGTCACTTGTTTTAATGTATCGCGAGCCGGATCTCCGTCCGCAGCAACCACAAATTGTGCATTGAGTTGAGATGAAAGTCGACTCATCTCAGCAAGGAAGGGTATCGCAAAGGATTCCGCCTTCGTGACGCACAAGATAGATAGTTGTGTAGTCATGTTAAATACCGTGGGGCGGGAGTGACACCACTCCGAAGGGAGGCTCCGTACGTCTGGTCACGTACGGTGTTTCTCCGGAGGTTCCCGGTCACCCCCGCCCTACGCTTGTTCGACTACGCGGTCTCCAGCGTAGCCGGGATGGTCTCACCGCCACCGAGCACGAGCACAGACGAGATCTCGACGACGGACGATCCGGACGCAGTCAGCGTACCGGTGAACGTTGGCCGGATGTAGTCTTTTGCTCCGATGAGGTTGACGTCGACTTCGACGGTCGTCTTCTGTTCTGCTCCGGAATCCAGTCCGGTGATGACCGACGTGCCGGATCCCCCGGCAAGATCCGCGTACACGGATCCAGCCTCCGAGTCTTTCATCGTTGACACGATTGTCAACGACTGACCCGAAGGAATGGTGGTCTTCACCTGCACGACAAGCTTGGCGGACAGGTGAAGCGGTCGCTTCGTTGACCGCTGAAACGCCTCCCCATCCGTGGCAGCGAGGTCGCCCACGCCGACTCCGAACAGGGTACGTGACAGTGCGAAGCGCGTGGTGATGTATGCGCCGATGTTTGTGGACAACTGGTTCATGACTATGTCTGCTCCTTCGTTTCGATGAAAGGGTTGTCGTCAGCTACGTTTAGCTGCCGCCACCCGGGACCCACCGAACGTCGGTCAACACGCCCACGGACTCGTCGTGGCGCAGGACGATGTCATGCTCCATGAGGAGCCGCATCACGGTCTGGTCGAGTGAGAACGAGGACTGAAGCTCGTTGTTCTCATCCCGATACGGAGCCTCCTGTGACACGGCGATCTCCATGCGGAGCGTGTCACCGATGACCACGTCGTCGAAGTCCGCAAGGTAGATCTCCGACGAACTGTTCGACAGGTTGGTGGGAATCTGGGTGGTGACCTTGAATGGCCATCCCCAGAGCTTTCCGGTCAGCATCTCTGCACGGAACGCAAAGTTGCCGAGGCCGTCTCGAATCGTCATGAGGAATTGCTTCGTCCTCGGGGCCAAGATCCACCCCGGATTCGAAAACATGACGTTCGATTCCTCGAGCGCGAGGATCAGGCTGCCCAGATCTCCCGTGACCGAGTCCAGATCGTACGTGCCCCCGCCCGTGGCCGTCAGGATGTTGGCCGCTGCCGCCTGATAGCGAAGGCCCTTGGGGGTGAACTCCGATCCCTGCGACCGAATGAAGGAAACGTCTTCCTTCAACCCGGCCGAACGGACGGCGTCGTTCCGCACAATGGTCCCCACTTTGGGACCACCGCGACGGATAAGATCGTTGGAGATCGGCACCAACACGGCCAACTTCCGTGCCGTGAGACGCTTTGCTCCGAACGACTGCTGTGACTTCGTGGCGTCACGGTTTTCCCCGATGTAGTACGCCGTGCTGGCGGCTGTCAGCTTGGGCACGGTCATCCCACCGCTGTCCATCGGCATCACGATCGGATTGAACGACCGCACGACCGCACGCGCGGTCAGGAGGTCGATGAAATCCGAACTCACCTGCTCCTGGATTAGAACGCCTCCACCGACCGCCTCAGAGGCCGTGAGGGCCTTGATGATGTCGATGTTCTTGTCCTTGTCCTGCTTTGTGAGATTGGCCACGGCCCGTTCCGGGTCGCCCTTGGCACCCGCAAGCGCGGCCATCATGCCGCCCACAAGCAGGCCCTTCATCTCACCGGTGCTGGCCAGTGCAATGCGACCGGATGTCGCCTTGGCACCGTTGATCCATGCGCCGTACTCCGTGACTTGCGACTGCAGCGGAACGAGCTTTTCGGCTACGACCTCGCCACAGACGCGCTTGATCAGGTCCATGGTCTCCTTCGGACCATTGCCATTGTTCGCATCTGACATTGTGATTCTCCTTCGCTACGTTGTTGGTGAATCGGGAACGTGGACGAACCTAGTCCACGCGTCCAGTCCGTTCGTTGAATGCGTCACTGAATGCGCCAGCGACCAGACTGCGCAGTTCGGCCTCCGGCATCTCACCGAGGTGCCGAAGGATCTCGTCCTCGTTCTCCTTGTCGTCGGTCGTTTCCGTCTCGATCGGCTGCTCTCCTTCCTTCGCGGCCTCGGGCGCGAGTTCCTTCATGATGGACACAAGCAATGCCTTCGCTTCGGGGCGAAGGACTTGCCCGGCCTTGGCCGTGGCCAACACCAGTTGCAACTGCTTGGTGGCCTCGGTCACGGAAACGTCGAAGTGGGCGCATGTCGTCGCCTCGTTCTCCGTTTCGTGCGTATGTCCTTTCGTACCGCACTCCCATCGAGCGACCTGCTTGATTGACGAGGTCGTCGACGGAGCGGGTGGATTGAGTTCATTCGGCTTGTCGGTCCCCGCCATCTTCATGTCTCCAAGTTCTACGATGAGAGCACGGCCACTGGGCGATGAAGCTGCCCGCAGTATCTCGAGACGATGCCGTGCGTCATCGCCCAAGTGAGCCGGGCCAGACCGACTCTCATCCAAAACCTTCTCCGCCCACAACTTCAACGGCGCGGTATCCACGCCCATGCTGCGAGCAACGACCAGTGCGTCGGGATTGGACGGCACCGGGACACAGGAATATTCGAGCAACGCCGTCTCCTGGTAGTTGATGCCGTATTTCCGGTCAGCCGAGAGTGTGTACGCGACGGGCATGAAGCCAACCGAGCAGGCATGCATGAATCCCTTCGCATACATTTGATACGTCATGTAGCCGAAGCCACCGCAGAGTTCTTTCGGTGTGAACTCCGCAATGGACTTCCACTTGTTGCCACTGCGAGTCAGCGACCGTGCATTGGCAATCGGCATGGCGTAGTGATCGTGACACCAGAGCACGACCGGATTCTTTTCGTAGTCCTCAAACTTCCAACCGTCGGGATTGATCGTATCCTGATCGCGATCTACCCGGTCGCTGGTGATGATGAACTCGATGAGGCGGGAATCCTCACCTCCGAGTGCCTTGGTCTCGGTAGGCATTGCACTGACCACCGCAATCTTTGAGGTGTCAATATCACTCGGAGACTTGGCAGCCTTGACAAGTTCTCGAAACCCGTCCAAGCCCATGAACTTACGTAGCTGATCAATCATGCGTCCCTTCCTCGCTGAACTTTCTGTAGTAACGTAATGAACGGGAGATGCTCCAAATCTTTCATCGATCTATACGGAGTCCCCAATCGCTTGTGCGCATTGCGTACGGCGAAGTCACGCACGCTCAGGACCATGTCGTGGGCCGTGCTCTTGTGAATTTCCTGGCTAACGGCCCGCACATGATGTTGCAATATGCGGTTGTAGTTCCACTTTTCGCCCATGACCCGCACACCGAAGTGACGCATCACCTCGTACAGCACGCGTTCACTCGCCTGGGGTTTGGTCAAGGCCCAACTCCTGCAAGTTCTTCACGTACTGCACGTTCAATGGCGCGACGAAGCCTTCTCCCTCTTGATTCGGCAACGGCTTGCGTGCCGCCAACTCTCGCAACTCGTCCACCGTAAAGGAATGCGGTGACGCCTGCATCGTTTTGAGTTGAAACTCCTTGTCCTCCACTATTGGCGAGACGTAGTCCAAGATGAGTCGGTTGTCGAACCGCTCGAACAACTGATACTGGAGATTGATGCGCAGGAACTCCAGTCTCGGGACGATCACGTACTTCGCCATGAGATAGTCCGCGGCATCAATGGTACTCCGATTGCTATTCTCCAGGATGCCGAAGATCTCCGGCGGCATGCCGTAGACATGAATGAGAATGTCGCGTTCGTCCTTCCGCAATTGCGACAGCTGCATGTCATTGAACGTTTGGTTCAGTTCTTTGACCTCCACTTCCTGGTTCGAGAAGTACGGCGTGTTGTTACGACCGAGTAGTCGCTGCATCCACGCTTCTTCCAATCGTTGCGTATTGGCATTGCCCGTACCACTGCCGCCTTTTCTGGAGATGATCAGCGGTGGGATGGCGAAGTTCTTGAACCATCGCTTGAGATGTTTGGCCGTGGCTTCGTCGGTTTCGAGTTCATCGCCCAACGCCATGCCAATGCCGGTCCCTCGATCGTAGGGATCTGCCGGATTGGGATGGTAGAAGTAAATGAGGTCCTGTTCTGGGACCGTCATTGAACCGCGATTCGAGGTAATGAGCCAGGTCCCCGGCTCGGTCCCATCGAATCGTTGAACCGTCCATGGCGTCATCTGAATCCAGGTCGGTGGAATTGGATAGAACGCCTTCGGTACGAGTAGTCCGTCACGCTCCACCAACCATGCACCCTCACCAACGAGATCAAGATGCTGTTGCGTGACTTGACGAACGACTTGTCCAGCGAATCGGGGATTACCTCGGTCCAATACCTGCAGCCCTACATGATTCTTGATCTCTCGCAACGTATCGGATTGTCGCAGCGATTTGTACTGCGCAATGCGATAGTCCGGGTCTGTGGACCGAGCCAGATCCGATCGCAACACGGCCTTGGCCCGTCGTCCTATCCGTTCTGCCGCCTTGATTGGCTCTTCGGTAGCTACAAACAACTGCCAAGGCACGCATGCCGTGGTCCAGCTGGTTCTCTCCACTATGGCTCGAAGCCAAGGCATCGTGTTGAATGCCCGTAGGATCTCGGCGGTCCCATACCGTACCGTACTGGTATTCGGACCAAAGACCGAGGTGACCAGCTGGTCCGCGGTCATGCGGTCGCCGAGCGCTTTTACCGCGTGTCGAGCGACCCAATGCGTCAAGCCCATGAATAACTCCTACGGCGGAGGCGGCTCGCCTTAAAAAAATGACGACCCGCCGATGACGAGTACCGTAAGTAGTCGTTGCGTTTGCCCGTGATCGTTGCGTGCGGTCAGGGTAAAGGTGGTACTAGTCATCAATGGCACATTCGCAGACCCCACCACCGCTACGTTACCGGGAGCCGGATCAATTCGTACGAGGGCTTTGGGATCCGCGACCTCCCACCGCAGTGTCACGGCATTCCCAAAAGAGACCGTTGCAGCCGAGGCACTGAACAAATCGATGACCGGGGGATTCCCGATTGGTTGCAACGGGTTTTTGTCGTTGCACGCACTGACACCAACGGAGATGAGCAGTACGAGTAGTACAAGCCAGTATCGAAGATTGAAAGTCATTGTCCTATCCTTAAGGTTGACGAGGGTAACGTGTTCCACATCCGTCGAAACTCTTTCAGTTCAGATTCAACGGACGCCAAAGACTTCTCGAGCGCATCCACTTTCTGCACATAGATCCCTAACAGAAAGGTGATGCGTATCATGAGTAGCAAGACGCCGGACCCAAACAATATCTGAATGATTTCCATGTGATGAACAATCCACTCGGACATTGGTTTCAGTCCTATGAAAAGTCGAGTCGGTGACCCGGAAGCCACCGACTCGCGTTTCGTGATCTATGCGTCGGGCTCCGGATCCGCCGGTCCCCCGCCATCGCCCGGAACCGGATCCTCGGTGCTGGCCGCGATGCCTTCGAGCGTGGCCGCGGCCGATTCCAGTCCGGCGAGGACCTCCTCCGTCGCGCCACCCTCTTCGAGCTTGGTCTTCAACCCGCGAATGTCTTCGGCGATGTTGTTGGTGGCCGTGTCGATGCGGGTGAGTGATGCCTGAATGCGTTCGTTGACAGTCATTTGCTGTTCTCCTCGTAGGTCCAGTTTGTACAGAAGGCGTTCAATTCGACGATACCGCGGTTGTGCCTCCAGCAACAGCAGTAAGAGCGTGAGTAGAATAAGGATAATGGTGAATGCAAAGAGCCCGGCGATCAATGCCGGCATCATGGTCGACCTCGCATGAGCGTTTCCAAGGACCGTACAATTCCGTTCAGTACACGGCCCAGGGCTTTTTGGTTCCGTTCCAAATTCGTGATCCGGCGACGCAACGGATCCAGATCCCGTTTGCGAGTGGCGTCTTGTACATTCTTCCTTGGCATGTCGTCTCCTGCTACGGTTGACCAACCAGGATCGTCGCCGAATGAAACGCACTGGGGAAGTACGCGACCTTCCCCGCACCGTCCACCACTTTCAATCGAATCGAGTACGGGGACAGAGCATAGGTGAAATCGGTCGGATCGGGGTCCAAGGACCATTGACCGGGGTTCGCGCCCTGGTCGGGATCGACGACGACATCACCAACCGTGTTTATATAGTTCGATTGACTGCGTCCTCGGATCTCAGCTGTCGGCGTGAGCCCGGCCAAACTGGTCGGTATGCCATCGATCTTTGCGGTGAACGGACCGATGCGGGCCGTCCACCCGCGTTCGACCGTACCGTCAGAGGCAATTTCACAAAGGACTGCCATCAGATCTCCTAACCGTCAAACGTCAGCGTACGTACAGACATCCCAGTGACCAGTGTTCGATTCGCCTGATCAATCGACAACGATCGAACCGGGACGGCCGCCGACAAACTCATCACCAGCGACGGATTGATCAACCGGATACTGAAGCCCGCCGCCGTACCCGTACCGGAAGCGACACCAACGCTTTCACCCGTTGGACTAATTCCATCTGCCGTGCCAACACCGAAGGCCGTACCGATGGACAACGCAAGCGAGGTACCAACGCCCGTGGCCGTTCCCGTGCCGCTAGTCGATCCAATTGCTGGGGCACCGGACAGCCCAACACCCGCTGCCGTTCCTGTACCAGCGGCCGCACCCACCCCAGCTACGGCCGATCGACCCACGCCGGTCGCAGTACCGATACCTGACGTACTACCGCTGGCAAATGCACGGGACGTACCAATTCCATTTGCCGTACCAGTGCCATTGGCCGTACCTATTGACGAGGCCGTCGACTGACCTATGCCTGTGGCGGTGCCCGTACCATTGGCCGTACCAACCGTTGACGCACGGGATACACCAACCCCGGTGGCCGTCCCGGTCCCATTGGCCGACCCCACCGCCGGTATCAGGGCACGGCCCGTACCCGTAGCGGTACCGGCGCCACTGGCGGACCCAATACTGGCCGACGATGCTTGGCCGACAGCGGTGCCAGTGCCCGCGCCGGACGCCGATCCAACAGCAAACGCAAGAGAAGTACCTACGCCAGTGGCCGTACCTGTGCCCGAAGCCGAGCCAACCGAGGCACCTCCCTCGGAAATACCTACCGCGGTGCCAGTGCCCGACGCACTACCAACACTGAAAGCCTTCGACGATCCAACGGCGGTGGCCGTACCTGTGCCCGAAGCCGTACCCGCTGACAAGGCCTTGGCCGCGCCAATCCCGGTGGCCGTCCCGGTACCGGAAGTGGATCCAACGGCCGGGGCACCCGAGACTCCAACCGCTGTGGCGGTACCCGTTCCAGACGTCGCACCAATGGAGGAAGCGGTGGATTGACCAACACCTGTGGCCGTCCCCGTACCAGAGGCACTCCCCGCTGAAAATGCACGGGAAGTACCGACCGCCGTAGCTGTGCCCGTTCCCGTGGCGGTACCGGCGGAGAGAGCAAGTGCCTTCCCAATTCCGGTCGCCGTTCCAGTTCCGTTGGCCGTGCCTACGGCGGGAGACGCCGCTACACCAACGCCCGTAGCTGTGCCCGTTCCCGTGGCGGTACCGGCGGATGCCGCCGTGGATTGGCCAACTGCCGTAGCGGTACCCGCACCACTAGCACTACCTACGGCGAAAGCGAGGGCACTCCCAACCCCGGAGGCATTCCCCGTACCCCCGGCCGTTCCGGCACCGGACGCGGTTGAGTGTCCAACGCCTGTCGCAGTACCCGTACCAGACGCACTGCCGGTACCTTCAGTACTGGCAAACCCGTTGGCGGTACCGATTCCGGCAGCGGATCCGGCACTAAATGCAAGGGATAGGCCGACGCCCGTCGCGGTACCAGTACCTGAAGTGGATCCAATCGCCGAACTAACTGCCGAACCAACCCCGGTCGCGGTCCCTGCACCTGACGCCGTGCCGACCGCCGCCACGATGGTAATCGAGGTGACGATTCTCTTAATGATCGGCGGGAAGGCGCGGGCGCGACCGAGAATGGACATTATCGTTCAGCGAGTACGGCCAGTCGAGCGGCTTGCTTGCGCGCGAGGATTGTTTCCGAATCGGTCATCGGAATGCCTTCGGCCAAGGCATCGAACACGGCCTTCGTCATCGCCGTTTCAATACGCTTGGCCAATGCCGTGTCGTGACTTTGCACGGCGGATGACGTCCCCACGGCAAAGACCTGGGTCACGTCCAGTCGTCCGACGTCCTCTTTCGTAATGATCTCTTTCTCTTTCATGGCGTTAGTCCAGCGACAGTGTCGTGGCCACGGTGAGAATGGGCTGCACACCGTTGCCCGTCACGATGTTTGGAGTGACCGTACCACTGGCGAACAGTACGCCGGCACCGGACAAATCCTTGCCGTATCCGTAATGCGTCACGGTACCGGATCCACCCGATCCGGTAGGGAAAGCAATCTGAGCCACTGGGACGACGGTGTTGGTGGCCACCGTCCAGCCGCTGCCGGTACGCACCACGGCCACTCTGGCGTACAGCGTATAGGTGGCTTCACTGGTCGTCTGATCACCGGCTTCTCCGGGGTCACCCGTGTGCAGACTCATGTGGATGTCGGTGATCGGCGACGACGTGGCGTTGATCGCGACATTCGCGAACGTCGTGGCGTTGAAGATCAGGGCAAGGATCGCGTTCTCGAATGCGTTGGACAGACTCATCGGATGATCTCCTTCTAGGAACGGGCGACTCGGGTGAGCAGAGTCAGCATTGACTCTCCTCGAAAACCTTCACGGACTACGGGCTCATTCAGCAGTCGTCGGAGCACCTGCGGACGTGTGTAGGCGCAATGCAGTAGGAACGACAACGACACTCCTGCGGCGTCGTGCAACGGCACGGCCAGTAAGGATCGAAGCAGCTTGGCTTCGAGTTCGATGTCGGCGACGGGTGATGGCGTTGGCATTAGCCTTCAATCAAGAAGTAGCACAGGCAGTTGATGGCGGTACCAAACGTCACGCGCAACCGCAGGAACTCACTGGGGTTGATGGCGAACCCGACACCCAGCGGGAATTGATAGATGAGCTGGGTGGTCGGTGAGATCAGGTGACTGTCGCAGATGCGATTCGTACCCACCGTGCCTTCACCCGAGGCGGTATAGCCGGTGCTCGTGGTGCCCACGGCAAAGATGTCGGTGGTCGGATCGCCACCCGCTAGGGCATCCGAGTCGTATTTGTGAATGCCGCTGGCCGCATGCGCCGTCACCGTCGCGGCTACGTCGGTCACGCTGGCCGTGACAATACCCGGCGTGGCCGCGGCTGCGCCGTCGAACGAGATGCCCCATTCCCGTAGCCGCAGCACGCGGGTCGTACCGGGCTTGATTTGCAACATCGTTTTGAGCGCCGTGCCGGTGGTCACGGGCACCATGGAGCCCGTGGTCGGCATCGGCGCATTGAAGATCTTGTATAGCATGGGTCTCCTTTAGAAGTATGACGCGCGGGCCACGGCCTGCGGTACGATCAACAAGTCCTGTACGAACCAGGGTGTATAGTCCACCATCATCCAGATGTCGTGAATGGTCAGGTCTTCACGTCCGCCGCCACCCGTGCCGACGACCGCACCCATCTCTGCCGTTTGTAAAGCGGTTCGTGTCGTTGTAAAGATTGGACCCGCATGAAAGAGATTGGTATCGAGGGACGCGAAGCTCATATCCGTGTCGGTGTCGGCCGCACTCACGCGACGCCGCAGCCGGTAGAACGAATACGCCGCACCCGCCGATTCACGATTCGCCACGCAACAAACACGACAAGCGTTGACGATATCACCGGACCCGATCGGGTTCACCCCGGCCGCGACATCCGCCACGAGACCGGTTTGCGCTTGACCCGCACCCGCCGATACGGCACCGAGTGTTGCACTGTACGGTGTCTCACTCCAGACACCATCGATCGTCGCTCCGCCGGTCTTCGTCCATGCGTTGTAGGTGGGCGTCCCGGCCTTCACCTGACGGCCGATGATCTGCCCTAGCCCAGGGTAGGCGGCATCGTCAAATCGAATGTCGTCTTGATAGAACGTCTGATTGGCGTCTGGTGTCGCCGACCCAGCCTCGCCGATTCCGAACACGAGGCGTAGAATTGGGTCGGTGCCGGTGTTGAGTCCTGTGTGCGTCTCAACCGCGACGCCGTTGATGCGTAACTCCAGGATGCCGACCGTGGCCGACACCACCACTTTCATCTCTACGCAGGCCCAGTCGAATCGTGGAATGGGTCGATAAATGCCAAGCACCACATCGGCTCCACCGCCGATGGGACGACGAACGATCCCAATGTAGAAATCACCCGATGCAAAATTCGTAAACGCGAGATACCCGATCACCTGCGTGGAATTGTAGATAACGGGTCCGAGGATGCCGACCTGATCAGTAGCTGGGATGACGCCAGGGTACATCCAGATTCGGCCGAACACCTGCGTCAGACTAAGGCCCGTAGTCCACGTTCCCTCTTGATAGGTTCCGATGGATTTCAGGGAGTAGCCACCGGTACGCTTAGTGACTGAGTCAATGGTGCAATTACTTGGGAGCGAGTTTATCTCCGCCGCGTCGCCCGTTTCTAACCCACTCATGTAGACAGTTGCCATGGCGTTATGCGGGTGGTGCGGTCCATCGCTGCCACCAGTTTGCGGGCGGTGGAACGTCGGACAACAGACACACCCAATCCATCGGGGGACCAAGCGAGAAAATATGTACCGCCGCGAATCCGGTGTTGAGTTGGGTGGTCAAGAAGTCAGAGATCCATATGTCTTGCGCTGCGAGGGACTGTGCCCGTACGCTGGCCGGGACATCCCCGTACAAGGCTAGTACCGTACCGCGTCGACCGCGATCCACCAGGAACCCGTTCAACAACGGATCCGGATCACGGATGATGGTCGTGCCCACGATCAGCGGCATGGACCTCTCCTAGTCCGGCGTGCTGCCCTCGGTCCGGGAGGTCCGTAGACAGGCCGCGCAATGGCGACGCGGGTACCCCACGCCGGGCTACGAGATGGTCCAGTCATCGTCATGCTCAAGCATCGTGGCATGCGCGGCCCAGACCAGCGCATCCATGCGATTCGGGCTTTTCATTCCTGGGACCCAGGTCGTCATTTCATCTTCAAGTTCGGCAAACATGCCGACATGATGCGCGCGACCTTGTTCGTACAACGCCGCCACGGGCTGCGCGCGTACGTGCTTCCCTCGGCTGGCCGTGACCAGGCGAATGTTGGCCTCCACGCCCGCATCACGAGCGGCAAGCTTAAGCGTGGCGGCCACCATGTCCCCACCGAAGTTTTTCTCGGCCACAATGCTGTCGGCCTTCAGTGCTTGGTAGTGACTGACGGCTTTGCTGCCCCATCCTGCCGGAGATAAGACGGCGCTGAGATCATGCAGGACATAGAAGTGACCATCCGCGCCACGACCACCCACCACCATGCCGCATTCGGTGCCCTCATCCTCATTCCCTTCGGCCAACTGCAACACATCGGTCGGTCCGGTGCCTGGCGGGTCAATGGCGATCGCTACGCTGACCAGTGGGACGGGGGCCAGTTCGCCTTTCGGTGCTCGGACGCGCAAGGTTTCGAGTTGCACGAGATTCCACAACGCGCCCTTGACATCCGTGAGCATCTGCGCATGGATCTCTTGTTGGCCCAGGCGCGTGCCTTCATACTTGCGCACGATCTTACGAATGAACTTCTCCGAGAGATTGACCGCATTCTCGTACGTGTTGCCCGTAGTGACTTTGGTGCCGGGCTCCTTCAACAGATCAATGAGGAAAGGAATGGGGCGTGGTGTGGTGGTGAGTACGGTTTGTGGATGACGTCCGAGTCGGAGACCGAGCTCGAGATTGTCCCAGGTGGCTTGTGCATACTTCCACTTACACGGTTCGTCGCCCCAAGCTTTGTGATGCTGCGGTCCTCGGAGATCATCCGGGACTTCACTGGAGTAGGTATGCGCAATGCAACCATTGGGCCACTCCAATAAGCGCAGCGAGGGTTTGTAGGTTGGACGCATCCATGGCGGGGCCGTGGCCAGGATGCCGGACTCACGTCCTTCGATCATGACATCGCGCGAATCCGCCGGATCCTTGGCCACCAGCGCAATGTGTCCACCAGCGCCAAGTTCTTCGGCCCATCGATTCACTTGATGCGATCCCGCCCACGTCTTGCCCAAGCCTCGACCACCGAGGATGAGCCAGGTGTCCCAGATATTGGGTGGTGGTCGTTGGGCCGCACGCGCAAACAGGTCGTAGTTGTAGCGGAAATGCAGTGCCTCATACTCGGACAACGAGGCAATGAATCGCTTGACGGATTCAGCACCGACCGCCTGGACGATGGTGGTGTAGGGCGACTGATCGGGTGGCAAGGCCCGTACAAGGATTTGGTTCACGGCTTCTGTTCCAGTACGCGTTCGAGGAACGCATCGAGCTTCCGACTCAACGTATCCTTCGCCGTGGCCAACTCATCTTCATCGAAGCGATGCATCAACGTCTGATCCGGCTTACCATCCGTGTACTCGGCGGCCAGCTTCAGGTAATGATGCGCATTGCGCGGTCCACCCTGGAGTCCATCGAGGATGGCTTGACGCACCGTCTTCGAGTTATCCTGCACGACCTCGGCAATGATGGCCTTGACCGACGCACGAATCTTGCGTTGACCCGGGACTTTATCCTTCTCGCCCTTCTGCTTTTTGTGACGCTTCTCCGGCGGGATGGAGTGATGTCCACCGCGTACGCGACGTGAACTCATCGAGACACCAACCGGCGAATGGGCTCGACGACCGTAGGTGTCTCGATGTCGAGCTCCAGTCCATACACTTTCTTCATCCCACGCACCGCATCCGCGAGGTTATAGAGGTCCACGTCACACAGCGTCGTCCCGTACGTCATGGCTTGGGCCATGGCTTCACAAATGAGGGCGACCTTTTCGAACGCATCTCCGTAGATACGTCGCTGGTCATCGAGGAGTTGCTCACTGCGATTCCGTGGCACGATCCGGTCCTGGGAAGTCGAGCACAAGCGCTCCGTCCGCCTCTACGCCACTCACGGTATTGGACCCGAACTGCTTACGCAATCGCTTGAGCTCGAGGGCACGCGCTTGCTTCCGTCGACGAGCCGCGGCTTTTCCGGATCCATCCGCTTTGTCCAGGCCATTGTACTGGTAGCCCTGCGGTAAGGCACGATGGGGATGCTGCAGCATCGGACGTACGCCCGTAGGTGATTGTAATGGAGGCATGGTGGCCATGCGAATACGCTGCAGTACGCTGCGATTGATGCGGGCAGACATGATGAATTGTGATGAAGCAGTGATGGCCTGAATTACGTGCGATACGGGATCGGTCAGTGCGCTACAAATATCATCGCCAAACTCGTCATGCTACACATTATTACGTATTCATGCCTCTCCCAACCTACCACTTTGACGTGCGTATCCTCACTTCACCCCCAATTCAGCACCGAATTCAGGCCACCATCCTGAACGTCACCAATGAGCACCGCGTTTCGCTCCCCCTAGGGGGTCCCTCTACTATAACTAAAGTACGTTGTTAAATTACTAATAACGAGTAACAAGAACTTCCATCGCCCGTTCCTACCCCTATGGGGGGAGGGATTTCCGGTGCTCATCCACACCCACATTCACGCGATGAATCAGAATCACCCAAATTCATGAACACCACATTCCCCCAATTTATCCCTATCTCAACACTTTCCTCCTACGCATATATCACCTTTGACGTCCCTAGTACTTGAGGATTCCCTCAAGCCGCCCCAGTGACGTCCCCTCAAATCCACATTATCCATAAACCGAGGGGACGTCACTAAGGATTTATACACAGTGACGTCCGTGGTATTTCGGCCCTATTACGAAATATGCATAAACGTCTGCCGTTTCGAGGCATACTATACGGGAACACAGGGACGTCCCCACAATTTTCAGGAGGCACGCATCACCATGTCTTGGACCGATGAACTGCGTTTAGCCCGTGTCCGACGCGCTCGACGCCGAATCAAGCGCGGCACCAGTCGACCCTGCCCTCAATGCTTAGGTATAAAGTCGGTCTGTTCGGCCTGCGGGAATATGTACTGCGCGGAATGCTCCGACCACGCCACCCGGTGCAAGCATCCCACGGCCCCACCCACCCGTAAAACGGCCGTACGCCGGACCATTGAATTAACTATCCCAGAAGAGGCCCGCGATCAACTGGAACGCTTCCCAATTCCCCCAATCACTATCCTGCCTATTACGGATGCGTTCATCGGCTTTCACGTGACCTTCGCCAAACCCACCGCGGACCCCGCCGCGTCCTTAGTGGATAAACTCATCAAACCACATCTGACCAAGGACTGGCACTTGTTTGGTTCCGGAGCCCAGAAAGCCGGTACCTTCTACATTGACCTGGAGAAGAAACCATGAACACGATCCTCGCCGCGGAGAAGCTCCGGACATTCATTCGGGCGCATCAGCCGGGCCGGTGCCGCGTTTTAACCTCCAACTGTGACTGTCCATTGTGTTGCGTGGATGCACTCGTGGAGACCCTGCAACGGAAGCAGGTCATTCTAGAACGCACGCGTGCCGACAACATCTATCCCGCCGTGGCGTTACTGCCGGTGGAACTGGACCATGTGTTGGATATGTTACAATCGGATGTTTGGTGTTTCCGAGATCCGGAACGATGGTCACGTCACGCCCGTCTCATTGACCTATTTCAAGCAGCGCGTAACCGTGACCCCGCGTGATCGCCTGATTCGTCGCATTCATTCGCGAGCACGGTACGGTCTGCTGCATACCCTGCCGGATCACAATGAAGCCTGGACCATTGTGCCCATCAGTTGGCGGACCTATCATGTCGTCTGTATGCGATCCCTATACGGCGACACGGAACTAAAAAGTCGATCGCGAGCTCCGTTGTCGGTATACACGTGGTGGACGCGTCAACCCCGTCTCTATATTTCACATTACGACCTTCGTACCGGTCAAATGCGAACCGCCGTGCACGACTGGTTCGACTGGGAACCCAGTTGGCATACCTTGGTGGATCGACGAAATGGAAAGGAGTATTCACCCCGCATGGAAGGACCGTTTCCAAATACGCACGTTATGCGCGACCAGCAAGAATGGAACAACACCCGGACCATACATTAGGAGGAATCCGTGACCAAGAAAGACGCCATTCGTATTCAAGAGATTCTGGCCCAACCGAATCTCACGTTCACGCAGTACATGAATGCCGTGGCCGTAGAGTTTCGCGTGAACAGTACAACCGCGGCAGAGATGATTAACCAGGCCCGGCGCAAGGCCGCGCGAAAGAGTGAGGACAGCGTATGACTGAAGAAGAAGCCGTTGCATATCTCCAGGAGTCGGAATCCTGCCGGTTGAAATGCATCACCGGCCAGACGGAGCATCATCTGATGGCCACCCGGTACGGGATAACGATTGGCACCGCGTTGCACCGCTACTACACCGCCAAGGACGTATTGGAGAAGAGAATTAGTCCTACCGACGTTTATTGTCCCACTCGTTCAAGGAGAACGTAATGTCGTTCAAACTGGAACACGAAGTAGAGAAGATACGTCGCGCCCTCGAACGCATTGCTCGCGCCGTAGAAGTTCAATCCGGACTCAAACCCATGGAGCAGGCCCTACATGAAATCCGAGAAGCAAGCACGGTACGCGCAGTGGATGAAACGACTAGCGGTAATTAAGGATCTCCTGGCCGAGATTCCGTTGCCGGAGTTGCAACGGTGCCAGGATGCCGGAGAGGTGGATATCACCGAGGAGGAGGTGGCGCTCGTAGACGCCTTACGGAGATTCTCGGCATGAAACCGTTTATGCTGCAAGCGCGTCAAGGACGATTTGTCGTATGGATCATGGATTCCCGATATGACGAATTGTCGGAGGCCATCGTGGCGGCAGAGAAGTTGCATGTCGATTGGGGACGCACGGTGCGTGTGATCGATCAGAACGAAAAAGTGCACTTTCGGTTGCCGGTGATAACTCGTCGGAAACTGGCCAATTCACGCACTCCGTAAAATGGCCAATTCACTGAGGTTTCGCACCGACCGATTTCGGGCCGGGCCGACCGCAAACGGGGCCTGTCGAAAATACCCCGTAAATTGCGATTCCGCCATGGCCAAATTCCCCGTAACCCTCAGGAAACACAGTGGTTAAAGTTTAGTTTAAGGAGTGGCCTATACCTGTCGAAATCCTATCCTTATTAAGGCATACTAATCGGGCTCGCTGTCGTGGAAGCGGGCC